TTCGATTTGAATCAGCGCCAGTTCCACCAGCAAATAAACCAAATGCAGTAAAGCTTTCCGTGCCGGGCGTGACAGCAATGCTTACTGCTGTGCCAATAAGCGTACCAGACAAAACACCGGAACCATCAGGCGTGCCGGTCCAAGTCAGGTCAAAGCTGTGAGTAACATTTTGCTCTGCTAAAATCGTGGCGGAGGAGCCGCCGCCGGGGCCGTTAAACTTGGCAACAACCCGGAACGGATCAGTTGTGCTACCTCCCGCTGGTTCAACAAACTCAATACCGACAAACGGAGCAGGGGGCGAGCCAGCAGCAAGAGAGAGTTGAGCGGTATAGCCCAGAAAGAACGTGCCGTCAAAATTATTGTTTGCAAGTCTAAAGCTGCCAGCCATTCGGAAAGTATTGGTCCTGGCCAGTGGAGTGATACTGGTGTCGGCGTAGTAGGCATACGTGGACGCCCGAGCGATTGCGCCACCAATGGCACCGGCTTCGCCGCTGACAGCACTAGAGTTTTGCCAACCAAAATTGTGACCATTGATAGTATTTCCAAGCCCGATCCAGTCAGCGTCTTCTGTTGATTGCTGAGTGAGAAATGGTTGCACGATGCTGATGTCAGGCTCGCCTGGGTCAACGGGGCCACCGCCCTCGCCGCCGCCCTCTTCGCCGCCCTCGCCGTCAGGGTCTTCCGGTTCGGGAGGCGGTTCAGGCATAAAGCCTATGTTTTCGCTTACTTCTACAACAACAACGCCAGAAGGCACGTAAGTATCAACGCTGCCAACATTTCGGAATACAGCCAATACGATACCGTCGCCACATTGATACTCAACCTTTACGACAAAAGGAAGTGACTTGCTGTAGCTAGCGCGATCAACAAAATCCCCCAGCGCCACTTCGGCAGCGGGAATACTAACTTCAAATGCCTGGCCAGGATTTAGCGCAAATCCAACAACACCAAGCGTGTATCTCATTGACGTTACGATTCGCCTTGCTGTCTCTGCGGTGCCGCTAATATCAATTGGCCATTCGCCGGTCGCTCCATCGCCATCGACTCCGGGCGCCCCAACTGAGTTGTAGCTAATCGCACGAGGAGCCGATCCGTCATAGCTAGAGCCTGGATTGGCGCCGCTTCCGGTGTCGTCAAAGGTTATCGATTCAGGGGAAATGGCTTCAACCTGGATGTTCTCCGTGCCGTCAAACTCAACGCCATTGATAAGGCGGCCCGTTTCAAGCTGGCTGGCGGTTGCGGCATTGCCAGTTATATCAATGTCCCAGCTACCCGAAGCATCTTCACCAGTCAGCCCTGGTGCGCCAATGGTGTTTCGGCTAACCGTCAAAGCCTGAGAGCCATCGAACTCGGAATCGGGGGCGGCGCCGGATCCAGAGTCGTCAAAGGTGATCGTCTCAATTTCCGTGCCAGGTAGCGTTATGTCTTCGGTGCCATCAAAAGACACGCCATTGATCAAGCGAGCAGTGGCCAGCTTTGTAGCAGTGTCAGCATTGCCCGACAGGTCCCCCCCGAACGTATTGGCCTCCACGTTGCCACTTTGGTCCCTGCGCATCAGGGTGCCACTGCTGCTGGTCGCCGTGGCCCCATCCAAAAGGGTGAACATGGCGCTGGGCATGAAGCCTGCGGCGTTGCTCGTGGCAGCCGCGTGCTGAAGGCCGCCTCCCTGGTTCCCGTGGGCGTGAACATGCCCTGCGTCCGCTCCCTGGCCCGTGGTGCCCGGTGCGGCCGTGCCAAGCGGCTGAGGGTTGGCCGTGCTCAGCGAAGGGTCTCCAGTGCCAAACACGGCGACCTGCGCAGCTGGCGCATCAAGCACTGTTACCTGAACGCCGTCAATTTCGATGACAGAAAGCTCAACCTGGGATGCAGTGGATGACATTAGTTGTTCCTGGAAACAGTTTCTCGAACCTGAAGCGGTGCAGTGGCGTAATAAAACCGATCGCCATTTGACTTGGTGATACTAATATCGGTTTTATGATTGCTGCCAACCGGAAGCATCAGTGATTCGATTGGCGTCAATTCGAGATCAAACATGCCAGGTACTGGCGTGCCCTCAATTTCTGGCAGGGCGACAGTGAAAGTCCCGACTTGCTCACCCGCAGCATTTTTAATGTCTGCATCAACCACAACGCCTTCTTCCGTTAGGTCGATTTCGCTGCCACCTACCGAAACAATAAAGCGCTTCCTGAAGGTAGAATTGCGCAATACAATAAATGGCTCCAGTACCGCTGGCAATTGAGAAAGTTGAGGGAGCTCGCTCATGGCTTAGGTTGCTCCACTGCAGAGTATTCTTCAACCATGGCAATCAATGATTCGTTTCGCGAGTGGGCGGCATAGGGATCCATGTCCAGTCTAAGCAACTGCTGATAAAAAGAACTGTTGGCGATGCGTTTATCGCGTGCAGCAGGAGTGTAACCAGGGTCGGAAGGAAGCATGTCAAAGAATAGCGTTTGGAGTAATGTTAAAACCGTGCTCGGGGCTGATGCCGCGCACATAACTGCGCAATCCCATGTTCAAGGGGAACTGGGTATTGGCAGCTACTGCCTGAGCGGCTTCGGTAATAACCGGATTGTACTTCTTATTGCTGGCGCCCACCGGAGTTGGCTCACCAAAAGAAGCGTTTTGCGCTGGTGAGTAACGTGGCATAAAGCTTTGAATGTTGTCTACGCTGGCACCAGCGGCTTTGAAAATTGTGTAAGCCAGTTCGCCAGGCAGTCGCACGGTACGTGTTTCAACTTCTAGCTGAACAGTAGCGCCGCGCTCTTCATCAAAATTGCCCTGGTTTCCAAGGAGCACGCCTCGCGTCTTCGGGGGAAGATAGCCGGGGTCGGCAGTCCAAATACTTCGCCCAAAACGACCAACAAAGCCACGGCTAAATGGTCCGGTGGTATCACTGGCAAAGCCATCGCCACGACTAAAGGCAATGTCACACTTAAAGCCGTTGGGGGCGTGAATAAATTGATCAAAAAATGGACCAGTGTTGTCGTTGCTTGGTTCGGTTCCGTTAATGGTAAGCAGGTGAATATGGTTTGGCAAATATTTGTTTCCAGATTTATAGAAAATCCTGCTAAACGGTGATCCCGTTTGCTGATAGAAAACACTACCGCCCAGTTCTTTGATGTACACGGAGCGATTGCCGTTATCGGATGGCCCAATAAACGTATGGTGGGTTTGCCGCCACGTCCATGGCGCGGGAATCACCGCACTTCCGTAATGCGTGCGATCAGCGCCCGGTAAGTTATTTGTGACCTGAATACGGTCGCTACGAATCTCGGTAGCCCCGACAATATAAACATTGGACACTTTCAGCTCGACAAGCCCGTTTGTTGCAATATATGGATCGCGAACTGCGCCAAGCAATTCTTTGCGTGTTGGCAAAATTGAGCCAAAACAACAATCACTGATAACAGCAGTATCACTAGGGCCACCGTCTAACTGAATTGGCGAGCCGCTTACGAAGGCCTCAAAGGCGGGGTTGCGACCATTCCGACTTCGCAAGATACGCAAAAATGTTTCTACGTTATTCTCGGTTGACTCATCCCCGACCAGTGTTGTGGTATAGGCCGTTGCTGGCAGAGCTACGCTACCAAACACCATGAATTGACTCGACGGCAATTGCTCATTGGCAACAGCACGAATCAAGTGTGGAATGCCGAGGAAGTTGAATCCACCAAGAAACTCGACACTACGCTTAAACAGCATGGTGTACGAAAGAACGCCAACCTGAAGATCGTTGCCAGATTGATTCGATTCTCGCAACGTAAGATAGAAGGGATTGAAGTTGACTCTGGTCGTCAGGCTTCCATATCCACTGCCATCAAAGTAGTCATTTTCGGTATTAGCATTGCCGGCAAATGAGCTTTGGAAAATTCGCGGCCAGCCCGGCTGCGAATCGTCTCTAAGCTCAAAACGCACATTGCATTCCCACACAGAAGCCGGGTTGTAGAGCCCTGGGGGCATCAATATGATGGCAGTTTGGTTGCTGCCACCAATTACCGCATTGGCATACTCCGAGGCCCTCGCCAGTGTTGGAATCGCAAACTCGGGCTCAGTGGGCGGCCTATCAAACATCTGGTTGAGACTTCGATCAGTGGTGCCAGGCTTGACATAGATCGTGATCGTTCCGGTCCCAGCACTGATAAGGCGTTGCGCCTGCCTCCATCGGTTTAGGCCCGCAATCGTCACAACCTCAGGCCGCTGATTGAGGCTGTTGTCGTCGCTCGCTACGGGCGCATCCGAACCAATTGCTGTCAGGTCCTCTATACTTGCAAGCGATACTGGCCCTAGGCGATCTACAAGCGCCGCACTTATCTGCGGGAACGAAACACTGTTTGTAATAGTCAGATCTCGCACAGTGATAGAACTGGCGGTCAGACCATTCGGGAAATCGGCCTCCCTCGATTCATCCAGTGTTGAGTTACCAATTGCATCAACGCTTAAAGTTGCCCCCGTTTCAATATCTTCCAGACCTCGCGGGCTGACATTAAACCCTTCTTCGTTGGCGCCCTGTGGCACCACACGCCCTCCAGCTTCATTCGTGAAGTAATAAGAGAATTTATTTTGTGGGCCAAGCGTATTTTGTGCCGCCGGCAGCGCCTTTGAATAATTGAGGTGACCCGCCCATTTCCATGTGTGCTGGTTAAGCGAAAGTATGCTGGGGCGACGAAATTCAATAGCCCAGAAGCCACGACCAGATGCCGCGCCTCCCGATGGCTGCACCGGGAAGTGCGTTGCATTAGCAGGGCTGCGATCACGGCTTGAAGCACTGCGCGGAACAAGCGCCTGGTGTGCGTCAGTACCAGTAAATCCAAGCGCAACCAAGAATGCGTAAACACCCAGATAGTCAGAGCCAGTGCGATACTGCTGCTGAATGAGACCGCTTGTGGTCCAGACTGTCGCCCAGTTGATGCCGCAGGTTTGTGTATTGGAACTGTTGTCAGTATCAGTATCAAAAATCAGGATTGGCGACTCTGCCGACTGCTGATCTTCTGGGTTGTAATCAGATTGCATGTGGACGAACGTTTCGCCCCAGTCGCGCTGGTCTGGCGTAGGCGTTGTTGCGATGAAGTCCCGCAGTGCCTGCCAGTGCTTTCCAGCATAGGTAACAACCGTTCCGCGACGATAAAATGCGCCATTTGTGTATATGTTTTCAGCAACAGCACGACGCAGGGTGATTTCTGCGGTCTTACTAACGCCAGGGCCAGGCGATGGCCCGACTCCCGCACCGCTGATAGTTATGCACTCACTGCCACCGGGCTGCAATTCACGAACAACATTGCCGCTGGTGCGAGATGGATCGGTTTGCAGCGCAAAGCCGCGCTCGGGCAGCCTGGCTGATGCTGAATTGTTGATAACGACACTAATGCGTCGCTCGGACGGCGTGCGAGTATCCACCAGTCGCCGAACATAAACCCTTTTGCCTACTGCGGCATCTGCAGAAATGGACTGACCCGATTCAGAGTCCACCAATCCCGTGGATAGGTTGATTCGATCTGGCGTACCTGCATTCCACGCGCTGGTACTGAGATCTGCACGCCAATCCGCGCCAGCTGGATTTTCGATCCAGATTTTCGTGCCAGAAGGAAGCGTGTAGCCTTCGCGGGCGAGAACTGCTGGCACGGCCTCGTTCCCTTCATCCGTAGAAAGGGGCGTCGAAAGAATGATTCGACTGCCATTGATTGAATCAACTACACCAAGTTGAACTCGCCGAATATTTCCACGCTTTTCGCCTGGATCCAGAGGTACGCGAATTCTTCCAACAGACCAATTTTTGTCTTGGGGATAAGCAAATCGCTTGTAGCCTTTGGCGACGGCTGCACAGCCACCGAAGTTTGAGTTACCAAGATTGCAATCGACCTCCCCACCATTATCGACAAAGGTCATTACGCCATGACCAATTGCAAAAACAGAAACCTTTTGAATAAAGGCATCGTTTACAGCGGATACATGCCGACTAAGACGGCCTGGATTCATCCGCACATTGTCTGGAGAGGCGTTGATGTACCTCTGGTAGTCGCCCGGTGTGTTGGTGAGGCTGACCCATCCATTGTTTTCATATAGCTGCCAGCAGCGCATATCTTTTTGCAAGCTTACGCCTGTGAAGTTGGCGCAAACCATGCTCTTGAGGCCATTAACCTTGTCACCATCCCAAAAAGCCCCGCCCATTCCGTAGTCGGAGCGAATTGAGCAATTGAAGATGTATGGAGAAGCGCTGGCGGTGGTATCCCAGGCAGAGTTTGGAAGCTGACCGGCAACAATGGGGCCGACAATCTCGTGCTCTGTTGACCTTGTTCGCAAAAGAGCAGATGCAAGATCGGCCCCCTCCCCTACAGCGGCTTGACACTTTTCGTAAAACAGATCAAGCTCTGCCTTGCTAGCAGGCCCATGTAGATCGAGCAGATGATGGGATTCTTTGTATCCCAGCTTGTCCATGCCCGTATAGCCAAAAAAGTAACCAGTGCCGGTAACTTTTATTGCAGCACAGCGATTTGCATAGTTAGCCTGCTCGTCGGCAAAAGCTGGAACCCAGTTGGGGCGAATAGTGGTCTTCCTGAGGTCCGGGCCACAGAGACTGCACCCGCGTGGCAGAAGAACCCCACCAGTGACTGGAGGATTGAACTCAATCAGGTCTGAGATGCTGGGATCTTTTTCGTCGCCCCAGCTTTCGATATTCGCATCCGACAAGCCAGGATCGCTGTAGAGAATATGAACGCCAGACGCCAAAACAATGCTGACACAATCCAGGTGCGCCCTTGGATCCGTGTAGGTGTACCAGTTTTTGCTGGTAATTATTGCTGCCTCAATTGCAGCTCGGTTAATGGTTTTGAATGGTCGATATGGCGTATAGCCACACGTCATTCGCTGCATTTCAATGCGCTTTAGCTTGCTCGCGATGATTTCTTCGTCGGTATCCCCGGACTCGTGACTATTATAGCTTCCTCCGACAAACTTATCACTACCGATGTAGGGATTTACATAAAGAGTAAAGGGCGAGCTAAATGGATCAGCTTGCTCAAGGGCGCCGGCAACAATATTTGCGTCACCACCAAGCTGACGCAGAGCATCAACAAGTGCTCCAATCTGATCGCGAAATTGCTGGACCGATGGGCTAGCGTTCAGAGAGGCTTCTTCACCAGCAAGCTTAATTCTGGCCATCTAGCGCTGAAAAGATTTACCTTGCCCCATCCTAGTCTCTCAACCCCGAGAAGAGACAACCCTGATCTTGCCGGTGGCAACAAATTCAACGCTTAGGCTTACTACTTCATCAACGGTCGTGTTGACATTTGTGCTTGAAAGCAAAATGGGAACTTCGTAGTAAATTGATTCAGAGCCCTGGCTGCAATCCTCTTCCGCGTTTTTGTCATCCGCAATCACAAATCTTGCCTGTGCTTTTGCCCCAACCTGTGTAACCAGCATCAGCCTGAGCATGGAATAAGGGCCAAAGCTTCCCTTTCCATCTCTCGTACTCATAATCGCGTTGAAACTCCCCGCGCCACCAAGACTTCCCTTCGCCGACTCGCCAAATCTTTGCCCTATCGCCCCCTGGTCAAGGACTTGCACGTTTGTTTCAAAGGCCCAAGATGTTAAATTAGCAACCTGCTTCCACTTGCTAAGCTCAGAGGCTTCTTCTAGGAAGGCTGCAAGTGATTGCAGCAAATCTGCAGGCAGAAACTGATCGCCAACAACCTCAGCATTTCCCTCTTGAAAGATAAGGGGCGTTGCAAAAGACAAAAGTCCATTTACCAGTGCCTGGCTGTAATTTCCTTCGGGGGCGGGAGAAATAATCAATTGGTCGCAATCTAAAATCGAGATTGGCATAAAAGATTCGCCAAACCCATTGATTGCATCATGCTCTTCTCCGTAAAATGTTATATTGTCAATTTCGTCTCTATGAATATACGCATAAACTATTTTCTCAAGTGGCAGTGGGTCGTAAAAGGAAGCGGAGGGACTTCCCACGTAGACAACATCGCGGTCCTGCCTCGCTACGCCTCTTGGGCCTGGGTCGTAGCGGCCATCACCATAGAAGGAGTGGCCGCCGGGAGAGGGCGCGTAGGACTGCCCCTGGGGGATCACTGGGGCGCCCCTGGAGCACAGGATTGCCACTCTGTCACCACTCCAAAAGGCTGGCTCCTCTACGTCCAGAATGTTCTGAGAGGCGCCCCTGACAAGCCTGGATTCATCAACAGCAGTTGGCGCCGCCCATTCCCTTGAAAAGGAGACGGTTCCGTACTTACCGAGTAGGGCCATCAGTATTCAGCAGAGGGCTTTCCGCTGATGACAAAATTTATGCTTACAGTTGTATTTTCTCCCGAAGAGATTGATTCGCTTTGACTAGAAATAAGAACACTTCCCTTAAGCGTTCCCCTTGATTGCCCGGTGCGAAGAATCAGTGTCAAATTATCGGTTGACTCGTCATCATTGAGAATTCTGTTCATCAGTTCAACAGTCGCTGCGTCGTCTGTTTTGTAAAGCAGCGTTGCACTTCCTCCAGTGCTTCTTTTGCCATAGGCGTAGGTATCATCCATATCCCCAATCCCGGTGGTCTGCAAGGTATCTCTGTTCTTGTTAATAGACGCATTCGTAACCTTGGCTATTTTCTTGCCATTCCAGCGAAGCTCTCCATGGGTTCCATTAAGAATCGTCATCAGAAAAACGAAGCTCTGCCCTCAGTCTCACTCTAGTGGTGTATCTACGACCGGGAACCCTCTCAAGCACCGGTGGTTCACCATTGACGAAATACCAAAATAACCCAGATTCCTTCTGTGACATGAAATCCAGTAGTCCTTCGTCCTCGATTCCATGAAAAATAATAGACGGAAGTAAAATATTTTCAATCGGTCCTTTCGCCAGCAAATGCGTGCGAACAATTCTAAAAGCGTGATTCTCCGATATGTTTTCAAAGCCTAGATCGAGCAATCCATCAGACGGCTTGCTCGACCAAATCTTATAGCTTCTGACGCCAGACTGGGAGCGAGACTCCGTAATAGGCCACTGGGGCGGAGTAAAAGAACAGCTCGTAGGCTTGATCTCTGGAAAATTGACCGTCATCTCGAAATCACCCAGTTGCTTTCATTATCCCATCCATCGACCATCGAAAGAAGTCTGTTGCTGCCAACAGGCGAATGGATGGCTTCTATGTCGAACTTGCCTTCGTCTGTGGGGCTGATTTTCAAGATTTGATAGCTTCTTACGTTAGTGGTTCTGACCGTAAAAACAAATCCACGAAGATTGCCCTTGCCATCGTCGGAAACGAGAAGAGATCTTTCTGCTGGCCTGCGCTCATCTCCGGCCCACGCGATAACATCATACGAGCCTGGGGCGAAGGCACGAGACGAAACAATTGTTCCATCTTTCATTACCCCACCATTATTAAATTGATTGAAAAATGTTGAATCCATTGCAACTCTAATATAATCACCTGGATACAAGTCGGCGCAAACCCCAGCAAGGGAGTCATAGGTGATCGTAAACTTAACAACGTGATCCCTTAGACGCTTAGACCTGATTCTAAACTTGCAAACATCAATTACATGCTGTTCATTGGTAACGTAGTCGCTCAGGTCGAGTGACTCAAGCGGATCGGAGTCACTCCCAAATGGAGACGCCTCGCGCACAACAACCTCTCTTTCTACCGGGAACAGTCCTGGGCTGTTCAAGTCGAGATTGAGCCTCTCCTCTCGCCACTTTGCACTGACCCGGACGGGGCGAAGATCGTCAACCGGAATGGTTTCAAGCTTGAAAGTCCCCTTCTCAATGTTTCCTGCAGTAAAGAGAGCTTTATGACTGATTTCCTGAAATGTAATCGCAGGGGTCAGTGAGTACCTGCCTCCCACCTCACGAAAATCAAGCAGCATCGTCCCAGCTACGTCGGCAGCCCATTGCCTGGGGGTGTTGGTTCCCAGCATTACAGGACCATCAAAAAAGTATTTTCTGTCTTGACACCATTGAGCCGCTGCCTTGAAGTCGTCAAGCAAAATCAAGTCATCGTTAATTCGCCCAGGCCCGTACTTTGGATTAGTAAAGCGGTCAAGGGCGACATCAGGGAAAAGATGGGAAGGTCCCATGCTTAAATTGTTTAACAGTCTTCTTACCTTTGTTCCTTTGTTTACATAAGAGGAAAATTGTCTGAACTGAGCCCATTCAAAGCTTGATCGAACATTGATCCCGATCAAGGCGATTCCAGTATATTCTGGCGCCTGCTCATTTTCAACTATTTCATTTACATAGACTATTTCGTGCTCCGGTCCATTGTTAGCGCTACTTTCCACCTGCTCGTAAATAAACCCTTCTGCCAGCTTGCCCCAAGCATCAACGTGATTGTTGTTCGTATCGATGGGCGTTAGTCCAACATTCGCCCTTCTGCTTTGTTGAAGCGTAAAGCTTGCCATGGACCTGCTTATTGACCTGCCATTGAACCTGACCACGACATTGCCAAGGCCGGTTACCGTCAAAGCCGATTGCACCTGTTTCAAGCGTGCGTCAAGCACCCATAGATCTCCAGTCGCAACATTCTGGCGAATCTCCCACCCGGTCAATGGCTCAATGCGAATCTCCCATCGAGACAAAGAAGGCATTTCAAGCCTAAAATAATTAAACACGGCCTGCTGCGTTTGACTGCCAACGCCAAAACACTGACTTAATGGCATGAATTCTTCCGCCCCATACTCGCGAACGTAGACACGGAAAAAACTGTACCTGTCTTCTGGTGTTGTCAGTGTTCCACTTTGATATTGATCAACCCTCAGAATTTTTCCTCTCTGGATTTTGTCCCCCTCTTTGCCGGTACAGGCCCTTTCGTCCGCCTCTTCAAAAGAGAGAGTGGTTCTAAACCGAAGAAGTCCGTTGAAACTTAGTCCAAGAGCGGACTTAATCCCAATCTCTACAATTCTACATTCTCTCTGTGTGGCAATGTTTGCAATTGCAATCTTGAATATGTGCGGACCATTTGTTGCTGTTTTTCTTTCTTGCGGATCGGTTGACGGAGCGTTCAGTGATGCTTCTGTTACAGTGCTGGCCGACCCACTGCGAACAACCTTAAAGGTTGCGGTTATGCTCTGCCCGGAACCCTCGGCCTCTAGCTCTAAATCGCTTCTGAAGATTTCACTGTCTGGCGTCCGCCCAGAGCAAACAGCAAGAGCAGAGCCAACCTTATACATTTCGCCAACAACAATTGCGTCATCCCAAGATTTTTGTCTTGCTGCAACAGAAGAAGCTGCGTCATCAGCTTTTTCCAGGTAGGCATCCAGCTCAGAGAAGTCAAAGTTAATATCGGCCCTCAGGTTTCCGCCCTGGGCAGATAAAGGCGTGGAATCATTTGAAATCTCATACTCAAACCTAGTAAAGCCACCTCCGGTCCCAGAAGTGACAACAATATCTGTTACCAGCCCGTCATTGTTCTTCTGCGCCTCGTAGAGCGTTTGATCCTTGTAGATCGTGATTATGGCATCAAAGAAAGAGGATATATCTTCTTTGATCTCATCGTTTTCAAGCTTAACCCAATACTCTACCCTATAGCGCCCCTCCGCTGCACCTGCAAGAGCAGATCCAGCAGCCGTCGTGTTAAACAACACCCTCACAGAAGACGTTTGAGCAACCGTGTTAATAGAAGGAGCCTCAACAGTAAGAAAAGACAGCCAATCAATCGTTAGAGTTGCACCCGTTTTTGAATAAACGACAGGCCCTCTATTTAACTCCTTTTTAGATTCCCAACCCTCTTCGTTTGCAATGCCATAAGAGTATTCGGTTTGAAAATCACTGCCGCTGAGCAATTTGTATGTAAACGTGTCTCCCTCGCTAAAACCACCGGAGACGATTCCTGAGCGAGAAGAAAACGTCGCTTCAAATTTCTGCCTTTGCACATTTGCGACATTATCAATTGGGCACTCAACCTTTGCATCGCCCTCGTCACCAACGGGCTTAAGCCTTGCATTCACACCAGGGCGAACGTTTGGATTTAGCTTAAAGGCAAGATTGTTTCCAATTAATCTAAATACGCCAAATGTCGTGCTATTGCTTGGCTTGCTAGTTGAGGAAAAATCTTTGGCCCAATCATTTGCAACAGAAAGGATCGAGAAAACGTCATCTCCACCGGAATTTTGGGCGTTTCCAGGGTCTTGACTGGCGGCTCTGCCGGCAATTCTGTCACCAGATACAATGCGACCCCCATCCCCTTTGTAATAGATAGTGATTCGACTACCCGACTGGTTGGCGGATGCACTAAGTAAATCATAGGCGCCAATTGTATTATCACCAATCGCGAAGCCGAGTGGATCAACCGACTCAACATCACCCTCTCCTATCATGAAAACGGCCCTGAGCATCTGACTTCCGCCAAGGCTCCAGACCTGAGACCAAAGCAGTGAAAGGTTTGCCCTCACCCCTCCATAGGTTTTGCCATCAATTGTCTCTCTGTTTGCGTAAATTACAGGAATAGGCGCTCCAAGCGCCGCAACATCCTGAATCGCATCAAAGCCAGCGCGGGGGGCGAAGGAGGAAATTCCTATTTGATTATTGCCATTTTTGTTTCTTGTTTGAAGCTCTGCCGGTCTGCCTGGCCTCGATTGCAGCAGAAAGCCAATGATCTGAAAGCCGACACCAATAACTGACAAGACCAGAGAAATGGTTGCTATTGTTGTCGAAACTGGCTCACCACAAACAACAGCAGGCTGTGGCCCTTTTCTCGCCTGCTCTTCTACATAGTCCTTCCAGAATTTGTATTGCTCTTCAGTCAGCCCCAGAAGGGAAGCAACATAGCGATCAGCCGGAAGCACAGCGGACTCTCCAAAAGTTTCCCTGAACCAATCCTAACGGAATCCATGCCACCCCCTTTCTATGGCTTACAAACACAACGCCGTCCTCAACGACCGTTGCAATGCTGAAGCCCGTTTCCTGATTTCTCGTCATATACAAATCAAGGCTCCTGGGAGCTTCGACCGCGACCATGTGCTTGTGCCACTCTTGCTCAAGCTGATCCCATTGCCTAGCAAGGGCGAGTTGCAGCCATTCGCTGTTAAGTGGTGGGCACGGGGCGCCAGCAGAAGTTAATATCTTGTGGGCCAGGATTAAGCAGTCTGCCCCCTCGCCATCATCGGGATCAGCGGCAAACTTATGAGGTAGTCCAATCCATTTAGAATAGTCAATCATTGCAACACGAGATTTCCATTCGTGGGAAGTGCCCCAACCAGAGACTGAGACAAAAACCTTCCGCCAATTCGACTCACTGAATCAAGGGGCGAAGCAAGCTGAAGTACAACTCCATTCTGGGAAATGTCATACTGAACCTGGGAGCAGGCCCATATCTCAGTGGTAAGCAAATTGTCAATAGTGAAGCTGGATCTATTTATTTTTGCGGTTTTAATTTCTAGCAGCCAGTCTTCATCTGTTGCCTCTTTGAAAACAGAGCTGGTTATTTCGCCGGCTGGAGCGCTAATCGCCGCCTCTGCTCGATCACCGCCCCTTGTAGAAGCATTTGTTGCAACTGCTATTGGTATAAACCGATAGGACGCCCCCTGAAAGCTCTTGGACTGATCGGGAAAAAAATTCTGAGCAGCCCAATTTGTGTAAACTCCATCCCTGCTTTTGAATCGCATGAAGTTACATAGTTCCATTACTGCGACATCCCGATTGAACGACGAACCTGTGGATTGTTTTTAATGCGACGCTGAGCCAATTCGGCCCCACGGGCAGCCGAAGCACGCCCAATCTGTTCTGCCTCTGCTCTGGTCACATATTCTACGCTGTTGATCACTGTTGATTCAAACTTGATCGGCCCATCCCCGGCGTCTCCACCAAACTCAGCAGATACAACATCAGCCCTCATGAACGGAATGCTCAAAGGCTGCTGCTGCGTGCTGCCAGAGCGACTGCGGAAAGGAATCGAGCTGCTGCCGCTGGAGGTCGTAGGAGGCTCCTCATCCACCATCAGACTGCCGCCCTCAAACGGGATTGAGAGGTCTGCCTCCACGCCCAGGCGCCCATCCTTGGTGCGCTTCAGGGGCATGATCGCCTCCGTTCCCGCCTCACCGGCCTGCCCAGTGCGAGTCACCCCAGCATCCTCAAAGCTGAAGAGTGTGGGGGATTGCAGGATTCCCCCATTAGCGAATTTCATCAGCTCGCCATTTTCAAATGCGTTTCCGTTTGCGTTCGGGATAATTGACTGAACTGCGCTAGTCCATGGATTATTTCCAGCGGCGGCAGGCCCACCAAAGCCGGAGGGCTTCATGAATCCGGCAACGCTCATGCCGATGCTGCCAACGGTTGTCAGAACCGAGCCAATGCCGCTGAGTACATTTCCAACCCCGCCTTTTTGTATGTTTTGAATTCCACCCACGATTCCAATAACAGCAGAGGAAGCGAGACTTAGGCCTGTTACTACCTGTCCAAGGTTTTTGCCCCATTGCGGAACAGTGCCAGCCAGCTTCTGATTATTTTCTTGCACTTTCTCTGCCATTTTTGTATTCAGCTCAATCGATTCATTTGTATATTTATCAATCAACTGCAATGAATTTGTTAGCCCCGAGGGCAAGTCCGGTCCACCGACACCAGTGAAAGTGCCGGATATGGAAGATTGGGGGCCGACCTGCTCGCCCACCGTGGGCCTTCGATCAAGGGGAACAGGACCCCAGGCGGGATCCCAGTAATTGACTTTCTGAGATTGAGGGAGAGTACCAGGAGCGGAAGATCCGGGGCCGGGGACAATTTGATTCATGGCGCCAGCTGCGCTTTTGCGAAGCGCCTCCGTGAAATCGCCGAGAGCGCCAAAAAAGTCAGCTCGATCACTTTCAAGCAAATTACCGGAACCGACAAGAGACCCAAAGAAATCGTCTAGCCTCTTCTGATAGGCGGCAATGCCCTCTCCTGCCCCCATTAAGAGATTCTCGATTTCCATAGGGCCGAGACCCGGAATAGAGGCACCGCTTACGCCGACATCAAAGTAACCAGGGGCTTTCATATTTGTAACGAACCCAACCCTGCCTCTGGTGGCAATAGCTGCTTGGGGTGTTCCAGAAAATGGGGCGGAGACAGAAAGCGTTCTCACCATTGAGTCAATGCCAGTCTTAATAGAAAAAACGTTTGCGCTAATTTGTTGCACTGCCTGAAGTTGTTGCAACTGCTCTGGCATGATGTCGAATCCAAGCCTTCCTGCCAGGTCAAACACTGTGCGCTGCATTGCCTGTTCAACGGGCTTAAATGCAATGTCGAGCACGAAACCAAGACTCTTACGCCCCAGCTCTTCACCCACTCTCTTGACGGCCTCAGAGGCGCTACCAAGCTCGTAGAAGCCTTCGATCAATCCGCGCAGTGAGAGAGTCAACTCAGACGAAGCAGTCTTGAAGTTGTTGATGATCTGAAGCTTTTGTTGCAGCATGTCAAGCTTTGCTGCATTTTCAGTGAGAATCTTGAACTCCTCAGAGGCGGGACTAATACCTCTCTGAGTAAGATCCATCATGGCTTTCTCAAGCTCCGTGGTGCCGCTGATGGCAGAGTTGATTTCAACTCGCAGTGAATCAAGCTGAGAGGACTGCTGACCCCCTT